GCAAGCTCGACAACCGCGGGTTGCTCCGCGCCGACTCAGCCGGTCGCTCCGCTCTGTATCAGACGCTCTTCAATCTCGGGAGCATCACGCCCAACGAGATCCGCGACCTTGAGGATCTGCCCCTGCTCGACGATCCCGCGGCGGATGAGACCTACATGCAATTGGGATTCTCCACGCTGGGAGCAGCTGCCGCCCAAGGGCAGCCGGTCGACCCCGCTCAGGAGGTCCCTGCCCCCGCTCCCGACATGCCAAACGATTTGCCGGCGGATGCTGCCGGGACCCTGATCACTGGAGGCGACGATGTCATCCTCGGCTAACTCTTCCATTGAGCGGCGATTCCTCACGCTCGCAGACATGCCAGAGCCTCTCTGCGTCGAAGATCGCGCAGCTGGCGGGGCGATGTTCAAGGGCTACGCTGCGCGCTACAACTCGCAGAGTTCGGACCTTGGAGGTTTCCGCGAAGTTCTCGCTGCGGGGGCATTCGAGCGGGTCCTCTCCAAGCGCTCGAAGGCTGACGTCACCCTGCTCTACAACCACAACGCAGACAACTTGCTCGCCCGCACCTTGAGTGGGACGCTCCGCCTGTCATCGGACGACCGCGGCCTCAAGTTCGACGCAGATCCGCCTTCCACGCAGCTCGCCCGCGACCTCGAGGTCCTCATCCGTCGAGGCGATCTCACGGGAGCCTCATTTGCTTTCACGGTCGCCCCCGGGGACGAGAGCTGGGGGATGGATGAGCGGGGGCAGACAACCAGGACGATCAAGTCCGTCAACGCTCTCTACGACGTCAGCATCGTGACCACTCCGGCCTACCCTTCGGCCTCGGTCGGGATGCGCAGCCTGGAGCAGTGGCGGCAGGCCCGGGCGCTGATGGCTCCCTCCGACGACGAGGGCGGCGCTGCCGGCCTAGTCATGTCGCTCGACTATGACAACACATTCGCCGCGGCCCCCGGCCTCTGGCTCAGCTTTGCCTACGAGGCCTGCGAGGCAGGGAATACGGTCGTCATGATCTCCCGCCGGGAGGACACTCCCGAGAATCGAGCGGAGATCGAGGCGGCGATCGGGACCGAAAGCTACATCTCGCAGATCATCCTCTGCGGACCCGACTCCTCGAAGCGGGACGCTGCCGCAGCGGCCGGGATCGCCGTCGACATTTGGATCGACGACACCCCCTCAACCGTCGACGCTGCGTCGACCACGCGCAGCCTGGTCAGGATCGGCAGCCGGCTGGCAGCCAGCCGCGCCCTCGCCCTGCAGCTCCGCCACCGGATCGCCCTGCTGGCGGGAGGTAAGGATGCCTGACCTCGTCCCAATTGACCAGGAGATCGACGCCTACATCGCCCACGCGCGGCAGCTGGCGGAGGGAGGCCTCACGGTCTCCGAGGTCGGCGACCTGCTGACGGGGGCGATCCTCGTCGCGACTCACGCTGCCGAGGGCCTCACGCTGCCGGGGGCGGATAAGAAGGCGATCGTCCAGGCGGCGGTGGCCGCTGTCTTCGACGCTGTGGCCGGCTTCGCCGTCCCAGCCCCCCTCTATCCATTCTGGCTCCTCGCTCGCCCGCTGGTCAGATCACTGGTGATCGCAGCAGCAGGCGGGGCAATAGACCGACTCCTCCCCCTGGTGAGATCTACTCATGCTTGAAGTCATCCTGATCGTCGCCGCGGCTGTCTTCATCCTGCCGATGCTCTTCCCCAAGGCATCTACGCCGGCAGACCGGCCGGCGCTGCCGGCTTATGTCCCGATGTCGGCTGCCAAGCCCGCCGGCAGCAGCTACCTCGACGCAGTCGCCAGCCTCGGCGATGTCCGCAAGCGGCTCTCTGCTGCCGAGGGCCTGACCGACGAAGCCAAAAAAGCCCTGGAGATCCTGACCCTTGCCCTCCAGGCCGGGAGCGAAAAATGAGCAACCGTCTGCGGATGTCGATCGCCGCTGCGCTCGTCGCTCTGGCGGTCGTCGCCCTGGTCATCCAACGAATCCCCCCGACCCCGACTCCGGCCCCCCCGGCCCCGGACGCTGCGATCAAGCTCCGCGGGCTCTACGTCGGCGAGCAGGCTGCCGACGACGCGCTCCTCATGGCCTCCCTGCTCGACGAGCTGGCGGCTGTGATCGAGTGGGACGGCCAGCAGACTGAGCCCCGGCTGAAGACCGGGATCGCCTTCGATGACCTGCGGGTCGCAGCCCGTGAGATGCGCTGCCGCGGAGACTCCATCGGAGCCCGCCAGCCGAAGGTGAGGGCAGCTGTCGACGCCTATCTGACATCGGTCCTCGGGACCTCTGGCGGCCCGGTGGGGCCTGAGCAGCGGTCCGCATGGGTCGCAGCTTTCCGCGAAGTCTCGCGCGCGGCGGAGGCGGCAGCACGATGACCAGGAGAGAGGCAACGGCATGGAGCTGGTCGGCGATCGCATTCGTGGTCGTCATGGCAGCTCTCGGCGCGCTCGTCCAGCGTTACACGCTCCATCTCGCCGAGCGGGTCGAGCGGGCAACTGGCTACGTTCCAGACCCGGACGGGACGAGGGCCTTTCTCTCGCAGCTCGACCAGCCCACCTTCCGGCAGGCCGGAGCCGAGGCAATCGCCCAGGCTAAGGGTGTCGACACGTTTCTCCACAGATACGCCGACAAGGCTCATCGGGCTGTCTACGGGACTCCCTACGGTCCTTGGGACCAGAAGAATGTGGGCAGCTGCGTCAGCTTCGGCTGGGGCATGGGCTCCTATGTCGGGCAGTCGGTCGACTGGGCGACAGGGAAAGTCCCATCCCCTCCCCTGCTCGTAGCGACTGAGCCGATCTATGCCGGATCCCGCACCTGGGGGCGCCAGCCCCCGATCGCCTTTGCCGGCTGGAGTGATGGGGCCTATGGCGGCGCTGCCGCCCGCTGGGTCTCAGGGCTCAAGAACGGGGTCGGCGGGATCCTCTACCGGGAGAAATATGGCGAGGTCGATCTCTCGACATATGACACCAACCGCTGCAAGCAGTGGGGAGCCTACGGAGTCCCGGAGTCCCTCGCCCGCGAAGCGAACAAGCACACAGCCCACTCAGTCGCCCTGGTCCAGACATGGGACGGGCTGGCGGCTGCCATCGAGTCAGGCTTCCCGGTCCCGATCTGCTCAAACGTCGGTTTTGCATCGACCTCCGTCCGAGATGCTGACGGCTTTCTGCCGCGGGGCGGGAGCTGGGGTCACTGCATGGTTGTGATCGGCATCCGACACCGGAAAAACGGCAGCCCGCGGGATGGCGCTCTGATCATGAACAGCTGGGGATCCTCATGGGTCTCAGGCCCGAAGTGGCCTGCCGACCAGCCGGACGGCAGCTTCTGGGCAGATCGAGCGGCGATCGAAGCGATCCTCGCTCAGGGTGACTCCTTCGCGATCGGCGGGGTGGGCGGCTTCACCTACCGAGACCTTCACCACGGCGAATGGCTCGCCCCGCAGCCTGTCTCGCAGCTGGCCCGCCCGCAGCCCGCGGCCCTCATCTCCGGCATCTTCTCTCTCTCTCAGTGAGGTCGGCAATGGATCGTCGCTACATCGCAGCCCTGATCATCGCGCTCGCCTGCGGCTGGTGGCTCGCCTCGAGCCCCTCCTCCCCGGTCCGGCCCGAGCCTCCGCGCCCGTCTCGACCTGTCCTGTCGCTGCTGTCCCGGGTCGCGCGGCTCGCCCTCTGGGGCCTCGCCTTCGCCGAGCCCGCCCCCGCCCAGCAGGAGCCTCCTGCTGTCCGAGGATTTGATGGTCATCCTGTCGTTTCTCATGGAAGGGGATGGTGAGATCATGTGGGGATGGATCCTCGGACTACTCGCAGGCCTGTCCGCTGACCCGCAGGCTGCGCAGCTGGACCGCCCTCGGGCCTCCGCTGCTGTCGCCGCGGCCTACGCCGCGCAGGCGACCGAGCAGCTGCCGGCTCCCCCGGCCCCGGCCCCCCCTGCTCCGCCAACACCTAAGCCCCCCTGTCCATGCGGTGGGATCGGTCGGGTCCTCAGACCTGCTGCCGGCGGCTCATACAAGATCGAGCGCTGCCCATGCGGAGCCTGTCCGTCGGGCAATTGTCCAAGCGACTTCGGCGCGGCCCCGGCGTCTGATCCATCAGCTCCATAAAGTGAGCGATGGCGGCTGGGGTCGCGCCGACGTCGCACAACAATTTTGCCGGTTTGATGGTCGTCTGTAAGTTTTCCAGTAACGGCCAACACCCACCCGACCTCTAGGGAATCCACGATGTCTATCCGCAAGCGCCAGCTCCAGGACGAAGCCGCAAAGCTCACCAGTCAGATCGACGAGCTGCGCAACATGACCCCGGCCGACGAGGCCGAGGCTGCGACGATCTCCCAGCGGCTCGACGACGCCGCGCAGCGCGCGGAAAAGGTGATCCCCGAGCTGGCGAAGGAGCAGGCCCTCGACGAGCGGCTCAAGTCTCTCCGCTCGACTGTGGTCGACGCCTGCGAGCATCGGGACGCTCTGGCTTCCAACGAGATCCCCACGCTGGAAACCTCAGGCGAGGTGGCGAAGCGGGCCTTCGGCTCGACTGCCGAAGCCCGGAAGGTCGGTCTGGCTCTGCGGTCGATCGCCCGCGGCGAACAGCGGTCGATGGGCGAAGGAAACACGAACTACGGGTCCGACTATGTTGTGACCCAGCTCTACGGGGCTGTGATCAACATCCTCCAGTACACATCGAAGGCCTTCCAGGTCTGCTCGACGTTCGAGACTGCCTCCAACGTCATGACTTTCCCGAAGGTGGGCGAGCTGACTGCATCCTTCGTCGCCGAGACGACCGACTCGACCGACCAGGACATCGCTACCAGCGGTGCGACCTGCACGGTCCGCGACATGCGGGCCTCTGTCCCTGTGTCCAACAACCTCATCGAGGACAGCCCTGTCGACGTCGCCGGCTTGATCGCGAATCGAATCGCCTATGGCTATGCCAAGGGAATCGACTCAGTGTGGCTCAAGGGTTACTCCTCGGGCGGGATCAGCATCACGGGCCTCTACGATGCGATCAGCGGTTACAGCTCTGCTGCGAACGTAGTCACTGTGGCGAAGACCGCAGCGACCACGGTCGGCAACCTCGCCGATGTGGTCGGCAAGGTCGATCCCTACGCGATCAACCCGAGCTGGGTGATGGGAAGCGCCGGCTGGGCCGATCTGATGAAGGTCAGCTCGACTCTGCTCAACGCCAACATCGTCGACGGTACGCAGGCTACTCTTTGGGGTGTGCCGGTCCGGAAGGTCTACAACATGCCTTCCAACGTCTATGCGATGTACGGTGACTTCCAATTCACCACTGCAATCGCATACAAGCCCGCCGGCTTGCAGATCACTGCTGCCCGCGAGCTGCTGATCAAGAAAAACGCGACTCTGTTCGTCGGTATCCAGCGGTTTGGTCTTGTCAACCACGCTCCTGAGTTCGGTGCGGCCCTCATCAAGGCCACTGTCTAAGACTCGCCCAACGGAAACACAGGGGGCCGGTCGGGATGCCCAAGCCCGGCCGGCCCCCGTCGTGTATGCAGACAACAGAAAAGCTCAGACTGCTGACCTCCTACCGGGGCTACCGGAAGGGTGATGTGATCGAGGCAACTCCCGCCCTGGCTGCGCATCTGCAGGGGGCTGGGATCGCTGTCAGGGAGACGCAGGGAGACCTAATCCCTAGCGAGACTGTAGAGCGAGCAATGGCGGCGAGGGTCAACGTCAGGCATGCGACACGCTGAGGCACCATGTACCCCTACCTCTATCCCGTCCAGATGGCCTACGGGATCCCGAGCCCGCGGCGCGCGCTCTCCTGTGTGATTATCCAGCAACCAACAGTGGAGCCTGTCACGCTCGATGCTGCGAAGCAGCAGCTGCGGATCACGGCCGACCAGACGGACGACGACGCTTTCATCATCGGGCTCATCGCGACCGGCCGGCGGCTGGTCGAGAGGCGGCTGGGCATCACGCTCGCCGCGGCCCGCTACCGAGCGATATTTCCCGATCCCCTCGACCTGCTCAGCAACCGGCATGAAAGCAACTGGTGGGGCTGGAGCGACACGCTCGAGCTCCCCTACCCTCCCCTGCTGGTCGACACCGATCATCCGATCGTAGTCACTGCCGGCGGGACCACGGTCGACCCGACTCTCTACACAGTCGACCAGGACACACGCCCTGGGCGGCTGCGGTTCGGCAACCCCGGGACCAGCGGGCAGATCGTCGTCACATTCTGGGCGGGGGCGGCCGCGGCCTCATCGGTCCCCCCGCAGCTGAAGACTGCGATCCTGATGATCGTCGCCCACCTGTGGGCTCACAGGGAAGCTGTGACGACCGATGGCGGGGCGGTGGAGATGCCGATGGGCGTCGACATGCTCCTCGCCTCCGAGGCCCTGACGGGGCTCTACTGATGGCACTCCAAGCCGGCATCCTCCAGGAGAAGGTGGTCATCGAGGCCCCGACCGAGGCGCGCAATGCCTTCGGAGAAACCACGCTCACCTGGGGGACCTTTGCGACCCGCTGGGCGCACATCGAAGCTACCGGCTACTCCGAGCAGGCTCGCCGGCAGCAGATCGGCGGCATGGTATCCCATGTGGTCCGGATGCGATATGTGCCTGGGATGACCGGGAAGATGCGGCTGCGGTGGACAAGCCGCGGAGATCGCCTGCTCTACATCTCGTCAGTCGTCGAAAAAGGTCGGCGGGAAGAACATGAGTGCCAGTGTGAGGAGCAGGCGACATGATCTCTCTCTCATGGGTCAGCTCTTTTGAGCCCAACTCCTACGACGCGAATGCCCACATCGGCTCTCTGATGAAGGCCTACAGGAACCTGCCGAAGCACATCGCGAAAAAGCACATGATGGCAGCAATGCGGAAATGCCTCCGGCCTGCTGTGCCGATCCTCCGCAGAAATACCCCTCCGCTCTCGACTAGGCGGGGCCGGCGGAAGGCTGGGGAAAAGCGATCGACCGGCGAGCTGCGAAAGGCTGTCACTGTGAAGACAGGACAGACCGGAAAAAACGGCGACTTCGGGGCGTTTGTCTTCGGGACCCTCGGCTACAAGATGACCGGCAGGAATCGGAAGGCTATCTGGCTCAATTACGGGACATCCCGCGGCGGGCCTGCCTTCGACATGATCGGTAAGACGATGGCTCAGTTTGGCCCCGTAGCTGCCTCCACGCTGGCAACGGAGCTGGCAGCAGCTCTGGATAAGGCAACGGCTGAAGTGGCCGGAAAACGCAACCTCGGCTACCAGAAATAGGGGGACCGATGGCATACCCAGAGGCATGGCTCAAGGCGACCCTAGAGGCTGCGACGACCTGCGCAGCCCACCCCCGGCAGGCCCCTGAGGGCTATCCCCCGCCGTACCTCGTCTATGCCCGCGAGGGGACCGAGCGACTCGACCTGTCGGACGCCTCAGGCAACCCCAGCGGGACATTCTCGGTCTCGATCTACGCCGACAGCTATTCCACGGTGAAAAGCCTCGCTGTCCTAGCGGTGGCAGCCACGAACAATTTCGCCGGAACCGTCGACGGCCTTAATATCGGGCTCGTCAACGTGACCGACGAGAGCGACGGAGACCCCGTCTATCTCGACGGGCGCGACATCCCGACCTATGTGGTCGATCTTGCCTACTCGATCCAGTGGAGAGACTAGATGCCTACTACGACGATCGCCAGCTCTCAAGGCGCGCAGTTCACTTTCAACGCTGTGAATTACGCTGCGACAAACGTCAAGGTGAAGAAGTCTGTCTCGCTGATCGACGTCTCGACGCTCGACCTGACTGCCGGATCGATGAAAAAGATGGAGGTCGCCCCGCTGAAGGAGGGCGATGTGATCAGTCTCTCCTTCCTCGGTCTGACGGTCCCACCCTCTGACGCTGCATACGCGATCGCATTCACGACCCTCGGGGTCAGCGGAAATGCGATCGCAGGAGACATCGAGGTCGAGGCCGCTGTCGGCGAGAAGATCAAAGGTACCTGTACCTTTACCATGACGACCGTCTCCGCCTAGTTTGGGGGACACATGGCAGCTCCCCATCCTCAGGGCTCGTCGATCACGTTCGGCGGCTACAGCCTCGGGCGAATGACCGGATTCAACTTCCAGAAGGCTGCCGGCAGCAGTCTGGATGTCACTCCGGTCGGCGCTGCGCTGGTCGGCAGCGGAGCTGGTGTCCGCGTGAAGCGGCAGATCGTCGCGACGATGATCGAGCCCGCAGTCGTCCAGATCTCTTTTTTTGGGATGCCCAGCGGTCTCAACGACGACTCGATCGGGATGATCGACACGCTGGTGATCAGCTCATCCGTCGTAAACGTCAACGCCTACGCCTACCTCGCCGACTACTCCGCCGACAACCCAGTCGGCGACAAAGTCAAAGGGACGGCAACCTTTCAACTGACAGGAGCCTGATATGCCACTGAGCAAAGCGGAGATCCTCGGGAAGATCGGCTCGATCCCGCCGGTCGAATTCGATGTGCCGGAGTGGGGTAGCAGTGTCTACCTCCGGAATCCCACAGCCAGCCAGCGAGACTTCTGGGAGATCTACCTCGGCAATGCTGGCGGGAAGAATACGGTCTTCCGGGCAAAGCTTGCCCAGATGCTTCTCTGCGACGAGAAGGGCAACCAGCTGTTCTCGGATGCCGAGGTCGACCAGGTCGGCAAGCTCGATGCAAAGGGGCTCGACCGGATCTTCCTGCAGGGCAACAAGATGATGGCGGTCCGGGAGGAGGAGGTCGCGCGCATCGAAAAAAATGAACAGCCAGCCTGAGGAGGTTTTTCTCTACAGGCTGGCGGCTGAGCTGGGAATCTGGGACGTCGAAGGTTGGAAGCAGGAGATCACGCTTGAGCAACTGCGGCGCTGGATCGCCTTTTACCGGATCGAGCCTTTTGGGAATGACTGGCGACGGACGGCGAGAGCAGCGGTCAGCATCTCGGCAGCCTTCGGGGCGAAGGTCGATGAGACGACTGAAGAAAAGTTTCTCCCCACCTACCGTGAGGAGGAACATGTCCAGACAGAAGACGAGATCCGGGCGGAGCTGATGAAGATCCCGGCCTTCCGGGAGCAGATCCTCGCACAGCAGGAAAGCGACTGATGGCCGGAGCGATCGGAAAAGTACGGGCGGTTTTCACAGCCTCCACCAGCGGCCTGACCACCGGTGTCGCCGCTGCCGGCAGCTCCATGAAGCGGCTCCAGGGGGATGTGGCCGGCCTCCGCGGCAGCCTCAATACGCTGACAGCGATCCAAGGGGCGGCCCTGTTCGGGTCGATCGCCTCGGCAGCCTCCTCCGCGGCCCGCTCGCTCATCGCGATGGGGCAGGCCTCGGCAGGCACCATCGACACGATCAGCAAGATGAGCGCCCGCCTGGGCATGACCTACGGCGAGCTGGCGGGCCTCGCCCACGCAGCCAACCTGTCGGACGTTTCGCTGGAGACCCTTGGGACCGCGGCGACCAAGTTGGATGTCGCATTCGTGAAGGCCTCGCAGGGGTCGAAGACGGCTCAGGCAGCCTTCGGGAAGCTGGGGCTGTCTGTGGACCAGCTGCAGGGGATGTCGTCTGCGGAGCGATTCCAGGCGATCACGACTGCGATCGCCGGCCTACCGACCGAGGCGGAGCGGGCGGCAGCTGCTGTCCAGCTCTTCGGCCGCGCGGGGGCCGGCCTGCTGCCGCTGTTTGCCGGCGGGGCCGAGGGCATCCGGCAGGCAACTGAGGACGCGCAGCGGTTCGGGCTCACGCTCACCAACCTGCAGGGGCAGCAGGTGGAGGGGATGAATGACTCATTCACCAGGGCGGGGGCTGCGATCGAGGGCATAATCCAGCAGACTACTGCCTACCTCGCCCCTGCGATCGAGAATGTCGCGACCACATTCGCCGACCTGGTCGGCAGTGTGGGCGGGGCCAATATCGGGCAGACAATCGGCGAAGCGCTCCTCGCAGGAGCCGACTACATCGCCGGAGTGGCGGACTATTTTATCTCGGGGATCACGACAGCCTGGGAGTATGTCTCGCAGGTTGGGTCGCAGTGGAATGCGGTCTGGGATTACGCCCAGCGGGCAGCCTCATTCTTCGCAGGGGTGGGGGACGCGCTGAAGGTCGGGATCGGGTCGATCCTGCTCGCATTCACCTACACCTTCGAGAAGGTCCTCGTCGGCATCAAAAGCGCTGCCGACCTGCTGGGATTCCAATCGAAGGCCCTCGAGGGGGCAATCGCCGGGATGGGCGGTTTCAATGCGTCTCTGGGACAGCAGATCACAGACGCAGCCGGCAGCATGCGAGACAACTTCGGTCGCGCCTTTGGCGAGGGCGGGACCGGAAACGCCTCCGGCGAGGCGATCGCCGGCCCCATCCAAACCGCCCTGCGGCAGTCGATCCAAGAGGCCCGGACAGCAGCTGCTGCGACCGACGTCGCCCCGAAGGCGACGATCATCCCTGAGACCAAGCCCGCTGCCGAGGTCATCGCCAAGGGTGCGCAGGCGATCGACAGCCGATCAAAGGAAGGTCTGGCGGAGATGTTTCGGCTCATGAGAGGCGACACGGGCGATGTCCAGGAGCGGCAGCTCGACGCACTGGAGCGGATCGCTGCCAACACAGACGACATGGGCGAAGACGTCACAGAGTTCGCATTTGGGGGATGAGATGGCAGTCATCGGCTATAGGCCAATCATCGACGGCGACGGAGTCTCCGGCTCCTACGGGGAATCCCATGTCTACAAGCGGGCCTGGATGATCCAGGTCGACGACCCGACGACATCCCGCCAGCTCATCGCCCAAGCCCCCGGGGTCGGCTACGGAACGGCTCATCCTGACCAGGCGGACTGCAAAGCGATGTCCTTCGACTGCTCGCCTGCGGACCGCTCCGGCCTCTGGTGGACACTGTCTGTCAGCTACAAGCGCCCCGACCCAGCTCAGACCCCAGACCCAGCGACAGGCTTTCCTAAGCCGGTCTGGTCGGCAAGCGGTTCCAACTCGACTCATCCAGCCTTCAAGGACAAGGATGGGGCGACGATCTGCAACTCCGCTGGAGACCCGTTAGAGGGCCTTGAGAAGGAAGAGAACGACTACAGCATCACGCTCACAAAAAGCTACGCAGACACAAGCTGGTGGACCGACGCGCAGTCGAAGAGCAACACAGTCAACTCCGACACATGGGGCGGCTCCGCGGCCCGGACATGGAAATGCTCCTTCCGAGGAGCCCAGAAGAAGACCCTGACATTCACGCTCTCTGGCACCACAGCCAATATCGACTACTGGGAGGTGAGCTGGGAATTCACCTACCGTGCCGACACCTGGGCGATCAAGCCCTGGGACATCGGCTACCAGCAGCTCTGCACCAGCGACGGGACTCCCAGCTCAAGCGGGACGCTCCGCAGGCCGGTCCTCGGTCAGGACGGGAAGGCAGTGAAACAACCGGTCGCGCTCGCCAACGGTGTCGCCAAGGCGGCCGGCCAGAAGCCCGACGTCATCAACAGCGGGGCCGGCGCGAAGATCTACTCAGAGACAGCCTTTACCAGCTACTTCGGGACTCCGTCATGAAGAAGAAGGCCGAGAGGCTGACATTCTCGACGAAGGACGCGAAGCGGATCCGCTCCGCTGTGATCGCGCACGAAAAGGGGGACCGCTCCGAGAGCCTCGTCGGCATGCGCCACAATGAGGATGAGGGGGTCATCCGCGGGACATTCACGGCCCCCTGGTCAAAGGGATCGACTGCCACTGTCACGCATGCGGCGATGTCGTCTGTGACCTATCAGGCGCAGAACTACTTCGGCTCGATCACGACCACAGGGACGAAGGCCTGCGCGATTGCCTGGGCGAACGGCGAGTGGATCCTCCTCGCTGCGGAGTGTTCCTGATGTTTATTCCGGGCTGCCCATGTTGCGGCGGTGGCGGGCCTGCCGATTCGTGCAGCTACTGCCCAGACTCATGCGCCTTGCCTCCGTCACTCAGGATGCGGATTGATCTTGGCACACTTTCGGCTCAGGCTGGGGTCGGCATTACAAGTGCCCAAGCAGCGGCGATTAAGTCCTCACTAGAGGCGAAAACGTGGTGCGTAGCGCTTGAGCGATATGAGGTGCAATGCGCCGACGGCGAAGACATTGACACCACAAGCATTGTGATTGGCTACAGA